GTAAATCGGAAATTCTCTTCATGTTAGTTTCCCCAAACATGAATTTATTTCACTACAGGAGAGTGAAGTATATAAAATGGTTCATGTGAAGCGCGTTCAAGTGATACATGAAAAGGATTCACGACACAGAGTGTTGACAGTTGTTCAGGGGTGTGCTATACTGTATACAGTAAGAGAAAGGAGAATGCAAAGCATGATAAAGCTCACAAACCAGATGAGGGAATGCCTCACAATCTTCGGGCGGTATGAGGCGGCACGGTGGTCATATGAATATGACCCCTATACCTGTACCGTCACCCGCTACAGGAAGAACGACACAACACCGGTCGAGACTTTACACATTGACCTTATGAAGAAAGGAGTCAAGGCATGATTCAATACATCAAGCCCACTTGCTGGGCATGGATTTTGGCAGACCTCAAGAGGAAGGAAGGGACGAAAGAGCGGTGCATATGGGGCGGTTATCGCTATTACATTCATAGGGTTTATGAATGCACCGCAATCAGGCGTTGTTCTCAGTCCCAAGAGCCTACCTATGAAGCAGATGAGCTTGTCGCATACTTTGCGAAGGGGGAGTTTTAACATGGTGAAGGCGAACATTGTACGGCGCTCTGTTGATGTGCCAGCTCCTTATCTTCCAGCTGGCACTTTCTTCCGGTACAAGAATGAAACCCGGGAGTCGTCCCACGGGTTGTTGTTGAAGGTGGACACGACGGATAGAGCGGTCAATCTGTATACCGGTACGATTGTTCCGGTTCTTGATGCTCCGTATGAGGTCATTCGGGACATCGAAATAAAGGGGTGGGTATAATGAAAATCGACATCGACATCAAGACACTTGCCTATATGTACGGCGTTTCCGATATGTACACTCGGTTAACAGTGGTGCGTGAAGACTTAACCACTATGTGGACGGCGGCGGGCACGTTCCGGCACATAGCGAAAACATACCCCGATTGTCCGCTTGTTAGTTGGGGATATTCCGTGGAAGACGGCAAGGGGTATATTTCATTGGTAGGTAAGGGGTGGTAAGTATGAAGATGAATCAGTGGTACTTGTACGAACAGGAAGAGGACAACACAGACCGTTTCCACCGTCACGTCATGGAGTGGGTCGAGATTCTGGGCTTACTCCTGTCTTTGGTCTGGGGCGTTGTCGGTCTGGTGTTCTTCATTCAGCTCATGGAGACGTTAGGGGGTTTGTTTTAATGGTGGTGTTTATCTATTGTTATGGGGCACGAAAGCCCGGGCAAACAGGGCGGTTTGTTTACTCCCGCGCAATGCGAGTGAGAGAGGGTATTGCGGTTGACCGTGCATTAGACACGTTGTATGATAGTCTTCGGGGGCTAGGTTATTTTCCGATTGTGACCCCGAAGAAGAACGGCATTCGATTCACATACACGTCAGAGAGGTGAACAGCATGAAGAAAGCAAAGACAGACACAGGGCTTGTCAAGAAAGCTCCCGACGCAAGGGCGCGGACGTCCAAGAAGACAGGGGGAAAGGCCCTGAGTGCAAAGAATACGAAAGCAAGGGACGCCAAAACCACAGAAGCGAAGAAACCACGGAAGCAGGGCGGCAAGGGTCGCCCATTTCAGGCGCACAGTTGGCCCACATACGCACCCGGCAATAAATCCCCGCGCAGTTACTCCGAAGAAGAGTTGAAGGGCATTGTGAAGAAAGCCGCCAAGGCGGCAAATACTCGCTTGCGCACCCTTGAGAAGAAAGGACTCGCAGACAAAGCCCCCGCTTATAAGTCTATTTCGGGCATATTGAAAATGGAGCGCCCCCGTTTCAAAGAATCCACGGCGAAGATGTCAAAGGAAGAGCTTACCAAGGAATTTCTTAAGCTCCGGGAGTTTATGGGAATGAAAACGTCAACCATGACCGGGTATAAAGAATGGAATGAAAATAAGGTGCAGGCCGCGCGGGATATGGGATTTACAGGAACGCCCGAAGAGCTTGCGTATTTGTTCAATCGGTATATGACAGAGAAAAATGAAGCGTTGTTTGGGTCAGATATTATTTATCAAGCGATAGTTTCAAACAACATTGACAAGTTGGAATTGGAACAAATCGGCAAGGAATATCAAGCAAATATTGAAAAAGATATTTCACGGGGAGAACGGCTGTTGCAACTGTACAGAGCACGACAAGGGAAAAAATAATGCGATTCAGTCAAGATATTAACGTGTGCGAGAGCGGGGCAGAATTTTTCGAAAGCTTGCCGTCAGTTCCTATTGTTGCCGGAAACGGCAAGAAGGGGGCGGTTATAGACTATACTTGCACGTTTGATATTGAGACGACGAACAGCGACGCAGACGGATTTGCATACAGTTTTCAAACGTGTATTGACGGTGTGGTAGTTGTTCCCCGATACTTTGAGGACTGGGCAGAGATTATTGAAACGCTCTGCGATAAGTGGCGGGTGACAGAAAAGCGCAAGCTTATAATTTATGTTCATAATCTAGGGTATGAGTTCACCTATCTCATCCAGTTGTTAACGCTTCGTTGGGGTGACTGTAAGGCCCTTTACACAAAGAGCCGTCACCCCCTCACTCTTGAGTTTTCAAACGGCATTGAGTTCAGGGACTCGCTCAAGCTCTTTCAGAAGTCTCTTGCAAGCGCCACAGAGGGGTGCAAGCACGAAAAGTTAGAGGGCGATTTGGATTATACCGTTTATCGCACTCCCGATACTCCTCTTGATGATAAAGAGTTTGCCTATTGCGTCAATGATGTCTTGGGACTGTATGAAGCAATAGAGCGAATGAAGAAAGAGCGCGGCTTTAGTGCGGCAAATATCCCCATTTCAAATACAGCCCTAGTGAAGCAAGAAGTCATGAAAAGTGTGGGCAAAGACAAGCGTTTCCCCGTCGTGAAGAAAAAACTCGCCCTGTCGAAAGCTCAGACCTTTCTTGCATATAAGGCAATGGCAGGCGGCGACACACACGGCGCACGGTGGAAAGCTGGGTACACCTTCAAGAATTGCAATTCCTACGACTTCAAGAGCGCCCACCCGTCACAACAGCTTTTGTGGAAGTTTCCGATGGGTGAGCCATTTGACCTTCCCGATAATGTAGAAATAGGCTTTGCCGATTCACTTATAGAAGACGGTTTCGGCTGGGTGGGCTTGCTCCGGTTTGAGAATCTTATTGTAAAAGATGAATGCCCAGACCCATGCATAAGCGTCAGCAAGTTTCACAGTGCGTCGAAGTTCACGGACGACGACACGGACAACGGGCGTATTTTACGGGTGGAGTGGTGCGAAGTCTATTGCGATTCAAACGACTGGCAGAGAATCAAAGAAGGATATGATTTTGACTCCGTAGTAGTTATGAAAGCGTTTGCTTTTCGCTTGGATTATCTGCCCGATTCATTCCGCAAAACGATTTTCGAGAAGTTCAAAATCAAAGAAACCATGAAGGGAAGTCCCGATTATAATTTTTCCAAAATCTGCGTGAACACGATTTTTGGAGCTACCGCACAGAAACAAATCCGGGATGAATACACGGCTGAAATTAAAGACGCTATAGAATGGGAAAAAACCAGATGGGAAGATAATCTTGATAACATGGATGATAAAGAAGTTATAGCGGCACAGTTGGGCAAATCCCGGAACGGGCTTGGAACAAACAAGAATTTTCCTTTCCTCTGGGGTCTGTGGACTGCCAGCTTGACCCGCCTCAAGCTGTGGCGGCTGTTAAAGATTGTTGGTTGGGACAGGGTCATATACTGGGACACGGATTCTTGCAAATTTGAGGGCGAGAAAGTCCCGGCAGTTGATGAGTACAATGAAGAAATCAAGCGGCAGTGCATCGCTCGAAAGTGCGTTGTGCAGAAGGACAACGGCAAGTGCATTTATATCGGGGTAGCCGATGACGAACACCCACAGGCCGATTATGGTTATATGGAATTCCGTTTTCTCCATGCCAAGTGTTACGCCGCGCGGAACTGTGACGGTGTTCTAGAAAGCACCATTGCAGGCGTCGGCAAAAAAGAGGGCGTTGCCGCCCTCAAAAATGATATTGACAATTTGAATGATTTTCTTGTAATTGCGGATACTGGGGCGCAGTTACTCACCTATCACGACGCCCCCGCCCACGTCCGTACCGATTTTGCAAAACCCACTATGTCAGCGTCGTGGATAGTCATGTCTACAAAAAGTTACGCAATAGGGGGAGCAACACCCGAAGACATCGACATAGAAAGATTGGGATAAAGAAAAGCCCCCGCCAAAGCGGGGGCTTTGTTATTGTGTCAGGCGGTCGGTTCGTCAGCGGCAGGAACGTCACTGGCAGTCGTGTAATTGTCGGCATTGTTCCGGTACACAACAACATAGAACGGCGAATCGGGAGCGAAACCCGAACTCATCCGGGCAATGACGCCCGATGCATTATTAACGTTGCCGGTCGTGACCCAGTTAGGCACGGCGACTTCTGTGCCGTCAGCCTTGTACAGATGAAGTTTACCCTTCGTGGTATCGACATTAACGCCCGGACGGTCTTTGTAAGAAAAGACAGGATAAGGGAAAAGGCCGATAATGCTCCACACGCCCGAATTGAGAGTAGGAACGCCCAGAGCAATAGAAGAGGCCGCATTATTATAGTTGTCGGTTTTAAGGGGAATACGGGCGGCGTCCTGCTTGTCAACATACGCCCGTGTGGCGTAGCCGGACACGTCCGGAATGTCGGTCTTGTTGGCCTTGTCAGTCTGTAAGCTGGCAATGTCTCCGGCGTGCTCAGTAAGCTCCCCTTCCATAGAGGCGACGCACTGGGTGATAGACTGGTTGGGGTGCGCCGTCTTCCAGTCACCCACAATGGCGTCCTGCCGCTTCTGGTCGGCGGCGAACTCCTTCTTGGTCACATGGTCAGCGCTTGCGGCTTTGAGGGCCGTAATTTCGCCGTCCTGTGCCGTGTCTTTGGCGTCGATACGCGCAATGGTTTTCGCGTATTCCTTCGGGTCGATAAGTTCAAGGTGCTCTACCTTGTCATCGACGGCGGCAATGGCGGTATCGAGAGCGGCGTCTTTCGCCTTGAGGTCTGCGATAGACTGGGTATGACCGTCGGTCTTCGTCTCAAGGGCAGAGATACGGCGCTCATGACCGGACAGCTCGTCAGAGTGCCGGGCCAGCTCCTGCGCGTTTGCCGCGATAAGCTCACCGTTTGCCAGCTCTGCCGCTTTGGCGCGTTTCGTCTCAGCGGTCAGGGCGGCGTTGGTGGCGTCGGTCTTGGTATCGAGAGCATCAAGACGCCCTTCGGCGGTCGTGGCGCGTCCTTCCAGAGCGTCAAGCCGCCCATCCTGCTGAACGTCCTTCTGCTGGATGTGGGCAATAGCGTCCGCGTTCTGGGCAATTTTGGCCTCATCTTCGGTAAGGTCTGCCCGGAGTCCGTCGGTAACAGAAGTGAGCCGTTCGATAGCCGTATGGTTATCAGTGACTTCCTTATGAAGGACGGAAAGCTGTGCGGCGTGGTCTTTGAGCTGTTCCGCGTGCTTTGCCAGCTCCTTGGAGTTGACAGCGATGCTTGCGGCGTTGTCCTGAATGTTCTCAGTGTTCCGTGCGATGTCCTGTGTGTTCTGGGTCAGGGTCGCGGCCTGTGCATCGTTGACAGTCTCAATGGCAGAAAGCCGTGCATCCTGCTCCCGGTCCTTCGCCTGAATGGCAGAAATGTCCGTGTCATTGGAAGAAATCTGCCGCTGAAGGTCAGCGTCCTTCGATTCAAGTGCGGCAATGTCCTTGACCGTCTGGGCCTGCCCGGCCTGAAGGTCAGAGATAGCCGCATCGGCGTTGTCCACGCGCTCTGCGAGAGCATCCACCCGGGCGACAGTGGACGCGACAGAGTTCTTCATCTCTGCGTTATCCTTGTCATATTGGGTGATTTTATCCCGGAACTCTTTGTTGTCAGATGCAAACCCCGTGACCTGTTCGGAAAGGTCTTTCACCTGATTTTTGTACTCTTCGACCTGTGCATTATATGCGCCGGTCAGTGCCCAGTAACGCTCATTCTTGATGTCAATGCCGGGCGGCACGGGACACTTCGAAGTATAGGACTCACCCTTATAGGTGACGATAGTCAGGGACTCGTATCCCCGCTCAGTGTCCCACTCGATGGGGTCAGCGAATTTCGGGACGTAACGCGCACCAACGTACATCGACGGCCCACAGCCCGGGGGCGGGGGCGGCGTAGGACGGGGCGGGCGCGGGGGACAACAGGGGTCAGGATGGCAGGGGTGGCACTCGCCACCGGGCGCGTAGGGCGCGGGGTCGATGGGAAACGGACGGCAATTCTTATCATGTGCCATATTGAAAAGCTCCTTCCTTAGTAATACTTGATGATGAGGTGACCGTACTCCGGTTCAGTGATGTCCGCACCGGTATCGAAGGTGAGCCACTTCCAGTTAGCCGGGACATAGGCGCAGAACCGCCCGGAGTCGGTCAGCCCAAACCACACGAAATGCACCATTTCATTCACCATTGCAGGAAGGTTCTTGTCTGCCCACTCGATGAACCGCCCGTCTTCAAAGTCCCCGTTGTTGAGACGGTCGTTAATACAGTGCTGTGCATTGGTCAAGGCTTTCGTAGCCTGATTCAGGGCGGCAATGTTGCCGCTGTTCGAGTCCAGCCCTTTCGAGAGCTGTTCAACGAACGCCTGCAAGCTCTGAATCTGGCCCACCATCCACCTCAAATCATATTGAAAGGGGTCGCCCGGGGTGGCGAACGGGGGATACATATTGCAGTTCATTACTTCTCCTTTCTGCCGATGAGGCTTTCAAGATAGTTGTCGGCGGCAATAGCCTCTTTGGTAAAGCTATTGTTCTCCCACCATGCCCAGATAGCCGCACCCACGGTCATACCGGTAGAGATGAGCTGTTCAAGCTGTGCATCATCCACAGGAATGGGGCTGTGTCCGGTAGCGGAAAGAATCTGATTTGCAAGAGCCAGAATCAGCACGGCGGTACGGGTCATAGTAGCAATCTTAATTTTATTCATGTGGTCACCCCCTTTCTGAGATACTGAACTTCACGCTCAAGGTCTTCTATTCTGTGGTTTGCAACTTTAAGTTGCTCTTCCAGTACAGGAACTCTCGAAATCAGGGTATTGTGTTCCCTGACTTCCCGTGTAAGTTCGTCCAACTTGGTATCGGTGACGGCCTGAGATTTACTGTTAGCAATGAGCACACCCGTCAAGGTGATGATTCCTGTTATTACGGCGGCTATCACTTCATTCACATTCTAGCACCCCCGTCAATAACAGTCAAGGCAAAAAGCACGGTGGAAGTCGTCGGCTATTTTGACGTAAATATCGAACAGAACAACAGCCCTTTCTGCCTCAATCATCTGCTGGGTAGTTGTAACGCCGATGTTGCCCGATTTGCTGTACTCATGTGTCACGGTGACAGTGGTGTTCTCCTTCCCCGTCTCAAGAGAAACGGCGTGTTCGTTGTGCTTGTTATCTTTCAGGGACTCGTCCCGGGTACGGTCGTCATATTGGTTTTTCTTGACGCTTCCGCCTTTGGTAGTTCCCTTGTCGGCGTGCTGGTCTTTGGCGATACTTTCGGCCCGAGTATCGTCAACCGTGCCGTCAGACGCCGCCGAATGGGTATCACCGTGGGTATCGGATGTGGACAAATCCCGGGCAGTCTCGAATGCGTGGTTTTCGGTGTTCTGGGTGGTATCTTGGTCAGTCGTCACACCCTGCGTGAAGTCGGTGTTCTGGGTCGTGTCTTCGTGTTCCGTCCAGTTGGTTTTCTTGGTTTCGTCCGAATGGCCCTTCTCATCGGTAACGGTATGGCTGGTGTTGTCGGGCTGGTATGTGGCTTCGTTTTCAGCAGACAGTTTGTTTTCGGTATCGCTGACGGTGTTTTTGGTCGTGTCGATTGTGTCCGTCATGGTTTCATCGTGCTTCGTGTCCCGTGTTCCCACAACACCAGTATGAGAAGTGGTATCCACTTGGCTGTCGAGTGTACCTTTAATATCTTCGATGAAGTCCCGGGTCTTCTCGCCCTCTGCCGTCGAAAGGTTTTTGTCGTGATAATGCCCGTCTTCCTTGTTCCACCCGTCATGCACGGTTTTGCTGTGCTGGGTGGCGTCGTCGGTTTTCCAGCCGTCGGCGGCAGTATCTTCATGATAAGCCCCGTCCTCAGTGTTCCACCCGCCTTTTGTGCCGGTGGCCGTTGCGGTATCGGTTGCCCCGCCGTGGCTGTGGGCGTCGCTCTGGGTGCTGGTATCCCGGTCAGTGGTCGTTGTATCGGTGCTTCGCTCACTCATCTCAGTGTTCCAAATGGGATTATAGGAAAGCTGTGTGGTAGCGTACAGTTTTGCCCAGATGGGAGAGAGTCGTTTCGACCACCAGTAAAGCTCACCCTTCATATAAAAAGGGTCTGGGTGATACAACGGGGCAAGTCCGTGCAGATGGCGAATGGTCGAAATAGCCTGCATTTTATCCAGCCCCACGGGCAACACCATATTTGAAAAAAGGTCGGGGTCGTACATTAACAGCGCTTCAAGGTTTGCACCACTGTCCAGCTCATTCACCAGAGTTCCGTAATAAACTGGCATTGTCTTCACTCCCCTCTGTGTCCTGCTTCGGTTCGTTAATTTTGAAAGTAATGTTCAGGCCGTACATTTTGTTCACTTCATCAAGGGACTTTTCAAGGCAAATTCTCCACACTTCCCGGCGGTTGAATGTCTCAGCGTCCGCGCTTTCGCTTTCGTTGACGTTCATCCGCTCCTTCTTGTCGGGCTGGACTTTGATGCCAAGTTCCCGGTAGAAGTCCATAAGAATGGTTCTTCTGAACTCCATGAGTTCGGGGAGTATGAAGTTCTTTGACAAATCACGGTCAATTTGCATGATGGGCAGTTCATAAGCCCCGCCCTCTCCGGTCTTACCGTCAAGGGGGCGTTTGAGGTCGGCGTTGAGCACAATACCCGGCTCACCGTTCGCCAGCCGCTGGAACATCATTTCAAGGCTTTTCTTCTGCCGGTCGTCTTTGGCAAATGCACCATATGCGAACCGGGCATTCAAGGCGCTCTGCCGAATGGCTACTTCTGCGTGTTGCATCTCAACGGCGTACTTGGTAATAATGTCCCAGATACCCCGATAGTCGGGGGTAAGCTTGATAACGCCGCACTCCGTACCTATTTCAAGGGGGCGGTTGAACTGGAAGAATTGGGTAGAAATGGTCATCGCCCGGGGTTGATACTGCAAGCCGTACCCCGAAGGATACCCGGGCTGTACCACCATGCCATACTTCTTCGTGTTGAACACAACTGCGTAGCCCATTCGGAAAAGCTGGTACATGAATGCATCATAATCCCAACCGATTTGACCGGGTGCGGCCTCAGGCAGGCCGCTAAACTCGATGATTGAACGACACCTCTGGAAGAAGGAACGCTCCCAATAATTGAGGGCGTCGTTGGAAATGCTTTTGATGAAAGTTCCACATGGAACACCACCGTCAAAGAATCCATCATAACATTGATACATTGTATTCACCTCACTCGATAAAAACGCCGCTGTCCATAGCGCGGTTGATATACGCTATCTCGTCCGGCATTGCTCCTTCTGGCTGACAGGAAAAACCACGGGTCTTACAGTATCCAGAAACAGGCGTTGCCACCTTCATAACGGGATACCCATACAAGCTCTGGTAGCCTGCATCATCAATGGGGGGATAATACAGAAGCGTCAACCGCGCTTCGGTGGGTAGCAGCGTCTGTGACGCGCCTGCCGTAAAGCCCACGCTCTGGGTAATGGGGGTGATAGTCTGCCGGAGTCCTTCGGCGGCTGTTGCCGCGCCCTGCATAGCCGTCTGAACGCCGCTTGCCTTGCCGATGAGTCCCGGGGTCAGAATCGCCGCCCCAACACCCCCGCCGAACTCCATTGCACCGCCCACAATGGTGGACGCTCCACCCATTGCCTTGATGGGGTCAATGTTGCTTGCGCCGATTCCATAGGGGCTTGAGATGTTCGTACTTCCCACAAACGCTGTGTAGTCTCCTGCTGTTACTCTCACAGTAACAGAACCGTCTATCAAAGTCAAGCACCACTCAATATCTACGGTCAGAGCGTTGTTACACTGGTCAACCGGAATGCCTACAACGCCGATATTCGGAACGTAAACTTGAATCTGACAATTCATCCGTTTCCAGTCCTCAGCGGGCCACGGAATGGGAATGGCTGTTGTTACCTTTCTGTTATCCTTCATGGATACGATACGGCCCGTGACTGCCGTATCAAAGCCGCCCAGAGTAATGGGACTCTGACGTCCTGCCCCGTACCGTTCAAAGTTTATCGGTAGCCAGTAACAGGAACGGATATTTTCAACTGCCGAAGAGCCGAAAACAAACTTGTTCATGAACTCCGGGAGTGCAATCTTCCAGTCAACCATCGCTTTGGTTTCTGCTTCCCATAAAGTAGAAAGGGCTGTTAAAAGTGTGTTCATGGTCGTCTGATTTACGGCATAAGTGGCGAGTCCACCTTTGCCCACACAGGACAGCATATAAACGCCCGTATCGGGGTCTAAATTGCCGTCCGTAATGTCAAGGGCAACTGTGGAAACAGTCGGACGCCTTGCGACGTTCTGCCGCGCGTCCTGCAAACGGAACTGCGCACCGCTTGCATCACTGTTGAAACCGTACTCAATAAACGTCTTGGTTTTGAGTATTGCTTCCCGGTAAGTGGCAAGGGGGTCAATACTCAGACTAATTTGCCAGATGTTCGCCCGAAGGGTGGTAATATCGTCTATCCAGTAAAACGACTTGGTTTCTTCACAGTGGCAGTAGTTCCATTGCGGCGAAATATTTATAGAGTTGATTGTGCAGTAGATGACAGGGTGCTCCATACTGGTGGGTTTCTTGAAGTCGCACCGCTCCAAATCCTTTAATACTCCATAGTCAAATGCCTTGGTTGAATTAAGCCGCTTCTCGACGTTCCCGAAATGGAAATGATAACCATGCTCTACACTGGGTTCGGGAACAGCTCCATTGAATGTGCCTGCCATTAAATCACCTCTTTCTATAAAAATAAACCCCGCCCCAGAGGGGGCGGGGCGTTCAGTCGTTACGGGCCGGGCGTAACAGGGTCAGCCATATAATAAAGGATTGCATTTTCCGTGGGGTCGAGAGTATAGTTCATCTTCCAGTGGTGCTCGATGTTCCAATACTCGCCACGGATGTTAAAGGGAGACGTCCACACATTATCTTTGAAGTAGGTCGTCGCCATAGCACGCTTGTCGTACAGCAGGCCCACCACATAGTCGAGCTGGACGGGCGTGCCCCGCTCTGCCTCTCCGGTGGTCACGTTGAACTGAGCGGGGATAATGTTGATAGCGGAACGATTGTTGATGTTCTGCCAGAAGGTGACGCCCTCATAGTTGCCGAAGGACAGATAGCCCGGGCCGAAGATAGCGGGATAGACCCACGCCTTTGCATCGTTAATGAGGGGCTGGTACAAAAGAAGTTTCTGTTCACTCTTGGGAGTGTGCCGGAACAGGTGCAGGGTGTTCCCCTTGTCATCGGTGCAAAGGGGCGTCAGGTGGAACAGCTCTGTGGACTCTTCCAGAAGCGCCGTATCCGTTTCCAGACGACTCACAAAGAAGGAAAGAAACTCCTGCAAATGGGTGGTCAGGAGTTCGTGTGTCGTGTAGGCGGTATTCCGGGCCACGTTGAAAGCCTCAGTAAGATTAACCTTACTGCCCGGCTTGCCGGTGTTGTAGATAGCGCCCATATAGTTCATGACACACAGGCGGTTTTCCATCTCCTTCCAGCGGGCAACGTCGTTCTGAATCTCGACAGCCAGACCCTGCATGAAAGCGGAAAACTCCGACTCAGACTGAAATGCCGTGTTGAGCTGGTCAAGAAACCGGGTGTACGTCTGGTTCAAAGTCTTCTGGTCGCCGTACCACAGTTCAAGCGGGTAACGCTTCTTGATTTTGTACATATCAAGGCTGTTACCGTCCACCAGAGTATCGGGGTTCTGCTGGGTGTTGATAAAGTCGGTCTGTTCAAACTCGCCTGCGAAGAAGGCGATTTTTTTCATGAACAGCCCCCAGTCCTGACGACTCACTTCAATAGAAGTAAAGCGGCCCGTGTACGCGCGGCTGTCGATGACAGTGCGGGCCACCATGTTGGAAAGGGCCTGCAGCGTCCCCTCTTTGCTGGTCGAAAGACACATCTGCCCGACGTTGATAAAAGAAGAAGTATCCACGGCGGTGATATTCCGCTGGCCCGTGACGTCCTGCAAGACTGCATTGACGATGGCGTAGACGTCCTTCGGACGGAATACGTCAGCCTTAGCAAGGGTGGGCATATTATTCTTAGATTTTGCCACGGTTTACACCCCCTTCGAGAAGTCCGGCGCGGCGTCCGGTGTTGCGGGCATGATAGCCGCCCTGATGATGTCATCGACCGACACGGCGTCAGCGGTATTGTCGCTCAGACTCCCCGCCGTGGGGGTCGCCAGAGTGTCCAGCCGCGCAGTGAGTGCGGCGATGCTCTGGGCCATAGCGCCCCAGTCCGGTGCGGACGGGGCGACAGCCGAACTTGCAGAAGCAGTAACATTTGTTGCAACGTCACCGGGCAAGGGGGGCGCACCCGTCAGCGGCGCGGCCTTGGGAGTCGTGGGGGCGGGTGCGGGATTGCTACCCAGAAGGGCGGCAATATCGGCCTTGGAATAGCCTGCACGGGCCAGCATAAGAACGTCATCGAGTTTCATTTAATAAGCTCCTTTCCAGCGGCTTTTGCCGCTTCTGACATCCACATGAGTGAATGTATGATAGATTCCGATACCCCCAGACGCTCCCAAGAAGCACTCTGCATACTGGGCTACTTTCTCCGGGCTGACACCTTCAATCCGGATGTCAGCCGCCTTGCCTTCGCAATGCTGAGACTTCGGAGAAGCGTTTTTGATAGTTCGGTTGTACTCCTTGGAACGGTATCCGCTGTTAATGTGTACCGGCTTGCCGGTCAGGCGTCGAATGTTTTCCAAGAGGTCAACCAAACGGGGGTCGATGATGACAGTATCACAGGGGTCTTTCCTGCTGTGAAACTCCTTCACTTTGAAGTGAGGGGAAACAAACGTGTTTGCGTCTGTCCTATATGAGTACGATTTCAATCCAAACACCCCTTTCAGGCGACAATACTATAAAACGGGGGTATGCAAGATAAGAATGCAACTCCACGCCCTTCCGGGGCGCTTATCTTTTGGAGTCCCCCGCACCTTTATAATAGCACTCACTCTTCCTTCATGTCAAGATATTCTCTTATTTTGATAAGGGCCGGAACGTCGGCACACCAAACTTGACCCAAAACAAACATCAAACCGAAGTAGGGATGAGCCATTCGGAAAGTATTTCGCCCGGCCTGTGTATCGGGGTATACTTCGTGTGACTGGTGAGGGGAACTGCAAAGATAATAGTGTGCGTCATCGTATTTGTAACAATACAAATCCCCCACTTTGAATCCCGGTTTCATGCCGCGCAAGCTCATCGGATGAACGGCTTCAAGATTGTTGTAACTGAATTTGTTTTCCATTGCCATTTGATAGAACTTTGAATCCTTGTTTTTCATCATGTGCTTCATGAATGCTGTTTGAGCGCGTTTCTCACTGACTCGCTGAGACTTCGGCATACAGAGGAAAACGCCGCTATCTGTGAGCGTCCATTCCTTGCCCGTCCTTGCCATTTTCGCAATCTCATCCACAACACCCAGTTCAACCAGCACCGGGGACGTAATGTCAAAGGCGTTTGCAAGTAGCCACATTCTCAGCGGGGGTTTGCCCTCAAGTTCCCTGTTGCCGTTTATGGTGACATAGGCATTCAAAAGAGCGTCGCCCTCTGCCTTGCGTTTAACCACGATTTTTTCCGGAATGAACTCATCATACACGACATCATGAAAGGCAGAGCCATTAAAGCCGCGAATGTTCGCAATGCTGGGGAGGGTCATCCCTATGCCGTATTTCTTGATGCAGTCTTTGGGCTTTCCGTCCTCATACTCATACTGTCCGATGGTGTAGGTTACTTTGCCGCTCTTCACAATGTCCACGTCAAAACCTTCATTCTTGAGGGGCAAGAAGGGGTTTAATTGTGGGTCCGATGTGATTGCGTCAAACTCTGTGGTGGTGCGGCGCAGATACAGAAATGGCTTGTCGTTCGTCAGCTCATACAACAGTGTGCCGTAGGTTTTGCCCACCTGTCGTTTACCTATTATAATGTTACACCAAGCCCCTAACGTAGAAACGGCTGGGATGTTCACCCAGCCGTCGTTTGTATAGAGGTCGAGCGCAACTTCTCTGTTACGCTTTCCCATTGTTACACCTCATGCCGGGTCTTCCAGTCCACCGGGTCGCCTGCCTGCGTTGCGTGGTTAATAACGGCCTGTGCGATTCTGTCCTCATCGGCACTGTCCAGCCACACCCCGACGGCGTCCACCCACTTGTCGGACTTGTTGCTCTTGTTCTGAGGGGGGCTGACGAACGCGCCGTTCTTGCCGTCAATGACCTTCATGTTGTACAGGGCAAGGCCGGGAAGGTTAAGGGTGAATGCAATCACCTTGTCACTGAGGAAACGACAGCCGCTGACGGTCGCCCCCTTGATGTTCAGCTTGGGGCGGTCGTCATACTCAGGGGCGGCAACGGTCGAACGATTCTTGTTGAAAGTAGCCATAACATAGTCTCCTTATTACAGTTTCTGGGCGGCGTGAATCACGTCCAGCTTGTCGATGATAGTATACAGCAGTTCGTTTGTTTTGGCCTGTGCGTTGAACATCTTCGTCAGAAGGTCAACGATTGCGGCCAGTTTGTTGTTGATGTCCTGCATGGTTCTATACCCCCTTCAACCGAAAATCCACCGACTGAGGAACTGCTTCCCCACGGGGTCGGCGTTTGCCGGGTACAGCGCAGAGGGCTTGAGGTGGTCGTTGTACACGGTGGCGATAAGATGGTTCTGAGCTTTAAGCTCTGCTTCCATCTGGGTCATGCTCTTGTTCTCGTGACAACAGGGATTCCACGCGGGACTATACGGAAAGCCATGTCTTGCGCCCTCTTCAAACGCCGTGATGGGAACGGGGTCAAAACGGCCCACACCAGACACGATGTTCGAAAGGTTCTCGTCCTTGTCGTACACCAGCCCATAGATGTTCTGGGCCGCGTCCTCATAGAACAGGACAAAGGACACGTTTGCCGGAACACAGCAAACGGCAGTGCAGGTGTCAGGCATTGTCTACCTCTTCTTTCTGGGCGGCGTCCGGCTCTTCGTCGTCCGGTTTCTCGCCCGTCTCTTCCAGCTGGCTGTGCAGGTCGTTCCATGCGAAGTCGGCAGGGACGGCGGCACACATCTCAGAAAGGATGTTCGGATAGGTCACATCGAGAGCGTCCATTTCAAAGACTTTCGTTCCGGCCTTGCTGGCTACGACTTTGAACCCGTCCAGCTTGGCGCACTCAGTACAGGCGCGAATGTTGTGCGCTTCGATGAAAAGAAGGTCAAACACCTTCTTAGCCTTAACAGTGGTGAGCAGAACGTACTTGATAGAACATTTCATGAGGTCTTATCTCCTTTGTAGTAGTGGTGGATGTTCGGTATTTGAAACGCTGTTGTGCTTCATGGTTTTATTATACTCTACTCAAGGCCGTTTGACAACAGTTTTGACCGGCTTAGTTTGTAAACATTTTATGAACGCTCACTTTGACAAGTGCTTCACTTGCTCTGTGTCGTGAATCCTTTTCATGTATCACTTGAACGCGCTTCACATGAACCATTTTATATACTTCACTCTCCTGTAGTGAAATAAATTCATGTTTGGGGAAACTAACATGAAGAGAATTTCCGATTTAC